AGTAAAGCCTGATCGTGAAAAGGTAAGTCTTTAATTTTTGTTTTAAGTTTTGCACTAAACATTACTACTCCGTTATAGTAGTATTTATTTAATTAGTGCGTTTTTATGGGCATCCCCATTCAGGATGTCCTGTAATATCAGGTTCGGTTTCTGGATATGTTACTTCGCTATCGCTGTAGCTTTTAATTTCTAAAATATTACAATGGGGATCTTTAATGAAGAACGTTTCTTGTTCAAGCATCTTGCCCTCAAATCGTATAAAAGGTTTAAGAAGATATCCAATCTTATTTTCTTCTATACGTCTTTTTATATCATTATAGTCTTTACGACGTAGATGCACCCCAAAGTGCGGGACCATTACATCGTTCATACTATCTACATGATGTGCTTCAAATTTAGGTTTGTTAGTTGGGTCACTTGCGTGAAGGGTTAATTCGTTACCGAAGAAGTTAATGTCAATCCAATTAGGAAGTTCTTTATCTGCTGATTCACATCCTAACATATCAACATAAAACTTTAAGGCAGAATCTATGTCCCCCACTTCAAGTGCTAAATGAAACGTTGAACTCATCTTATGCTCCTAGAAAAGAACTTTTTACTAGGTTTCTATCTAGATGCTATGTATATTTAGCTAAGAATGGAGCGGAGTGTCGGAATCGAACCGACAGCATCAGCTTGGAAGGCTGAGGTATTACCACTATACGAACCCCGCATTGTTTTATTATATAACCTATTTGATAAGAAGTCAAGTCTCGTGTCTGCATCTTATTTAATGAAAACTCACTAAATACAGTATAGGAAACGATAACCATGAAAAAACGTACCCGATCTATACTAGAAGAACTTAATAGCATCCATAGAACTGCTGATAATGATGCATTAATCCAATCTACAGGACACAATTTGATAGAAAGCTCTATTAATTTATTGAATAGAATTACTGAGAGTTATGACCCTGATACAGCTTCTGAACTAGAAAGACGCTTTATTAATAGTATACGAAGTGGTGATCCACGTAAATTTAAACGTGGAATTGATCGTATTGTTGAAACAAAGAGACATTCCGATGATTCTTAAAGAAGGCGGAAATATATTTAAAAATGCTGAAGGCGAACCAGCAACAGTTCGCATTAACAAAGCTGATGTCAAACCTACACTTTCTTGGCTTGAAAAGATTACTAAATTAGACCATAAGAATCATATGCTAGGTAGCACTGGTGTTAAAGACACAAGTGGTGACTTAGATGTTGCAATTGATAAAGAAAAGGTTGACAAAGATAATTTAGTAAGTATACTACGAGCTTGGGTAATTAAAAATTACCCTGACGAGGATCCTAAAAATTGGATACGTAAGTCAGGAATTTCTGTACACTTCAAAACACCAATCAATGGTGATCCTAAAAAAGGCTTTGTTCAAACTGATTTAATGTTTGGTGACCAAAAGTTTATGAAGTTTGCTTTAGGCGGTATGGATGCAAAAAGTAATTTCAAAGGACAACACCGTATGATTATGATTGCCTCACTTGCTAAAGCACAAGGCTTTAAGTGGAGTCCTTCAAATGGATTAGTTGATAGAATAACTAATGAACCTACAAAAAAAGCTAAAGATCCAGACTTCATTTCTAAAACTTTAATGGGTCCAACTGCATCAGCAAAAGACTTACAAAGTGTAGAATCAATTAATAATAAAATTAAAGCAGACCCTAATTATGAGGCACTAGTAGCAGATGCTAAAGAGTGGTTTGAAAAGGATGGGCTTGAGCTACCGTAATGAGATTTTTTGAATTTAAACATATTGTAAAAGAAATGGAAGCACGTATCCAACACGCTGAAGATGTTGTGTTCTGGGAAGGTAGTGCTGGAGCCAAACGTGCCTTAACAGCTTTATCTAATATGGCTAAAGGTGGCGAGAAAAATGTTACAATTAAATGGGATGGTTCTCCAGCAGTAGTATTTGGTCGTAATCCTAAAGGGAAGTTTGTCTTTACAGATAAGTCAGGCTTTGTCGCAAAAGGATATGATGGCAAATCACAAAGTGGAGATGACTTAGAGAATATGTTATTAAGCAGAGGCAAAGGTGGTGATAAATCAGCTAGTTATAAAGCATTTGCAGGTAACATGAAAGATGTATACGACGAGTATGAAAAAGCTGTACCTAAAAAACACAGAGGATACTTTAAAGGAGACTTACTATATTTTAATAAGCCAAAGCTAATTGATGGTGCATATACTTTTAAACCAAATACCGTACAGTATAAAGTACAAGCAGACAGCGACTTAGGTAAACGAGTAGGAAGAAGTAAAACAGGAATAGTTATTCATAGAGTTGTAGACGATGCTGGTACTGAAGGGCCATTACAAAATGCAGATATTTTTGAAGGTAATGAAGTGTTAGTGCTACCACCAGTAACTACACAAGACCCTCCACAGATAGATAGTGCTGGTATTAAAAATTTAAATGCGATTGTTAATAAGAACGGAGCGGCTATTGATGCTCTATTAAACCAAGAAACATTACGTAACATGAAAGTTAGTGACTTTCCTAATATATTATACACATATACAAATAGATGTGTTGATGACAATTGCTTAACCAATTTAGGAAAAGACTTCGTACAATGGTTAAGTGGAAGTAAAGTTAGTAGAATTAAACAAGGTAAAATTATTGAATACCTTCAGGCAAATATGCAAGGCGTTAATGCTTTATGGCAAACTGTTTCAGGCATTATGAAAGTTAAAGACGATATTGTACAACAACTAGAACAACAACCTGCTGATGTACAAGCAACAATAGGTGACAAACCAGGTGGAGAGGGATATGTATTATCTCATCCAGGTGGTGATATGAAATTAGTTAACCGCGGTAATTTTAGTGCGGCTAATAGAGCAATTAAACGTGAAGGAAAAACTATGAGAGCAAAAGAATTTGTTAAAGAAACCGGGGACTTTGATCCAGGCGAAATTGACTTTATGCAAAAAAGAGATGTTGATCCTGCTGACGCTGATGACGGAGGTATTGGTCCTGGATTTAAAAACGATACTATATTTGACCAACTAGGTAAAATATTAGACTCGCAAGGTAATCCAGTTGAACGAGATACCGTAGTAACAGACGATGACAAAAAGTTTAAAGTTACAGTACCACAAGCTAAAACATTAAGAATGATGGCTACTACTGATAAAGTTAAACCTGCTGTACGTGTTGAGTTTACTAAATCTATTCAACGATCAGATGGACTCGCACCATTTTTAGCAGTTAAAGATCCGCGAGATATGATTAATATCTTTGCTGACAAATATATGAAGTAAGTGTTATGGAACTAGAGTTTTTAGACGAAATTCATGAAGCGAGAATGACTCGCAATTCAAGTGACCAACGTCAGTTAACGTATACTGATTGTTGTGAGCGCCTCTATCTGTCTCTATTAGTTTTAGAAGTATTAAGAAGGTTCCCATCATTTAAACCAATAGCAAATGGCTATGCAAGAAATACAGTAAGTAACCAAAACTATGGTCACTTCCGTATACACGCAACAGACTTATATAACTTAATATATTTTGTTACTGGTGACGAACAAGCAATGAACAAGTTAAAAGATCCGGCGGCGGCTTTGCAACTTCGTCAGCGTACAACGTTACCTCTTATGAGACTTAATGGTTACTTACATCAAGTGTCAAGTGGCTTTAATGGCTCTAATTCAGAATTATTTCTTAACATAGAGGGTGCTCTACGTATTGGTAACTCAGACTACAAAGCAATTAGACGCCATGTTGTTAATCTTAACAGCATTAGTACACTTGATAAAAAGAAAGTTGTAACTAAATTATTACTGGCCGCTAGAGCTAAACTACGAAATAGTGATTTAATTCCTGCATTAGAACAGTTAGCCTCACAGAGAGATTTAGAAACAAGTAAGGTTAAAGATAACGAACCAAGTATTAGTACACCTGATATGGTTCCAACAACTAATAGAGAATTAATGTTTTATAGATACATTGTTGGTCCTCGTAATTTAGTTGGTACTAAAAAGTTTTTAGACATGGCAAAGCAAGGCAAAAGTGTTCCATCCCCTTTCATCCAAGCCTACCTACCGGCTGTTAAAATGCTTGATGACATAGTAAAAGCCGGTCCAGGATACATCACAATGCTCAGAGCACTCCAAAAAAGAGCATTACAGAGCAAAAAGTAGCCAAAAATCCCCCAA